GATCCCAGGGACTGTCGGCCCGACATGACTTTCCACGGCTGGCCAGTGAGATCCGGCAATGGCTGGGCGTGGCTGCACCGGCTCAAACCGTCGCCCGTCGAGAAGGACGTTCGGTGCCAATCGATGAGTTGGGGCCGTATTCCGCCAAGTGGGACTACCTGACGGCAGATGGCGAGCTGATCGCTTGCGTCTATCGGTACGACCCCCCCACTGGCAAGGAATACCGGCCATGGGATGTGCGCGCCCGGATGTGGCGTGCCCCCGATCCGCGACCGCTTTACAACCAGCCTGCTGTTGCTCATGCCAACCAGGTCATCCTGGTTGAGGGTGAGAAGTGTGCGGAAGCCCTGATTCAGTTGGGCGTCGTGGCGACGACGGCGATGAATGGGGCCAAAGCGCCGATCGATAAAACGAATTGGGCGCCCCTGGCCGGTAAGTCCGTATTGATCTGGCCAGACCGGGATGCCCCCGGTTGGGACTATGCCGAGAACGCTGCCAAAGCCTGTGTTACCGCAGGCTGTGTCTCCGTGGCGATCTTGGTGCCTCCGGCCGACATGCCTGAAAAGTGGGATGCAGCCGATGCGGTCGATGAAGGATTTGACTGCGTCGAGTTCATCCGGCAGGCCGAGCGGCGGATCGTTAAGGCGGCGCCTGCGCTGTTACCCACGTTCACGCTCGGTGCCTTGCTGGATGACCTGTCGCCTTTGCCGCCCGACTTGATTTCACCACGCGTGCTGACTCCTGGTGGTTTGCTCGTGTTTGGTGGAGCGCCCAAGGTGGGCAAAAGTGATTTCTTGCTGTCGTGGCTGACGCACATGGCTGCCGGAGCGACGTTCCTGGGAATGCGGCCGCCGCGCCCCTTGCGGGTCTTTTACCTGCAGGCCGAGGTGCAGTACCACTACCTGCGCGAACGGGTGAAGGAAATTCAGTTGCCGCCCCATCGCCTGCTCGACGCCCGAGTCAATTTCGTCGCCACGCCGCAGTTGCGCATGGTGCTCGACGATGCCGGTCTGGAGCAGGTGATTCCCGCCATTGCGAATGCGTTTGGCGGCCTGCCGCCCGACATCATTGCCATCGACCCGATCCGCAATGTGTTCGATGGCGGGGATGCTGGTGGCGAGAACGACAACGGTGCCATGCTGTATTTCCTGTCGCAGCGCGTGGATCGAATTCGTCAGGCGGTGAATCCGGATGCCGGGGTGATTCTGGCCCACCACACCCGGAAATTGGGCAAGAAGCAGTTCGAGGAGGACCCGTTCCAAGCGCTGGCCGGCGCTGGCAGTCTGCGCGGCTACTACTCGACCGGGATGTTGCTGTTCCGGCCCGATGAGAGTCGCACGACCCGCCAGTTGATCTTTGAGCTGCGCAATGGCGCAGGCATTCCGATCAAACACGTCGACAAACTCAAAGGCGAATGGCGCGAAGTCGATCCTGGTGATCGCCTGGTCATGAAGGAATACGGCGAGCGCCTGGATGCCGAACGTCGGCGCAAGCGCGATGCCATCTTGGAGATCTTGTTCCAGGAAGCTGCCAAGGGGAATTGCTACACCGCCAACCAATTTGCCGAGACCTTCGAGGGCAAGGCGGGCCTGGGGGGCGAGCGCACGATCCGCGAGAGGATTTCAGCCCTGTCGACCCAAGGCTACATCAAGTATTTCCGCAATGCGGCGGACTACGGCTTGCCATCCTGCGGACGCACAAAGTTCGGCTACCTCTGCGTCGAAGACATGCTGCTGCGCACACCAGATGGCGAGCCTGATCACGAAACCGGGGAGGTGCCCATGCGCGAGCAGCGTGTGCTCCCCACCCATTACAAGTGCCCTCTCTCTGGCGCGGCCATGCCGGTCGAAGACCCGGAGGTGTGGGTGTACCACGACGATTTGACCGATACGGAGGCCCCATGATTGCCCATTCATTTGTTGGAAAAACCGCTGCCAACTGCACCCACCACTTTGCCAACTTCCCGCAGTTGGCAAGGCCCTGCCAACTGAAAACCCAGACAGGACGGGCATTTCGCTCCGATTCGGTTCAGTTGGCAGTTGGCAGTGTTGCCAACTTGCCAACTGGCGCAAACCCGCGTCGTTGCTGGGTTTCTCCGGGTTTTTCAGTTGGCGAAAACTCCCCCTCCTACTACGTAGGAGAGGGAACAAAGGTTCCCTCTTCCCTACGTGGAGGGTTGGCTGCGGGTGGGAATGGTGGTGGCCTGCCTTCTCCTGCGTCATCAATCCTGGCCCTTGATCTTGGCACCCAGACCGGTTGGGCGTTGCATGGGCGCGATGGCGACATCACCAGTGGGAGTGAGACGTTCAAGCCCCAACGATTCGAAGGGGGCGGCATGCGCTACCTGCGTTTCAAGCGCTGGCTCATTGAGATCAAGCAATCGGTCGACGGGATCGATGCGGTCTTTTTCGAAGAGGTCCGCCGCCATGCCGGCGTCGATGCGGCTCACGCTTACGGCGGCTTCATGGCCCATCTGACGGCATGGTGCGAGCACCACCAGATCCCTTACCAAGGGGTTCCGGTTGGCACGATCAAGAAGCACGCGACCGGCAAGGGCAACGCGAACAAGGAGCAGATGGTGGCGGCCGCACGACAGCGTGGCCATGCCCCTGCGGATGACAACGAAGCAGACGCACTGGCGATTCTGCACTGGGCCATTGAGACACAGGAGTTTTGACATGAAGATCCCAAACTACCAATACCGCTGTCCTTTGGGACGTCTGCAACCCCAGACCACAGATCTGGACGCGATCAAGGAGCGTGGCTGGCGCGACCAGCACATCCTTGTGGTGTCAGAGTCCGATGAGCGTTTGGACTTTGTTGAACGTGAGTTCGTGAAGCGGATTGGTCAGCGTCTGTACGGTGCCAGCCACAAGCAGGGAGGTCGTCATGACTGAGTGGTGCACAGATACCGTGGCGGCCAGGTTGGAAGAGGCTGCCAACACGGGACGCCGACTGCCTCCAGTGCGGGTGCAAGGCTACTACACGGTTTGGCCAGTCTTCGTTCGTCAGGAGTGGGAGACACTGGCTGCCGACGAGAAGGTCTACCGACCCTTTCCACCAAGTCCCAAGGACATCGACCGCATGCTCGAGGTCATGCGTTGGGTGCAGTGGTTGGAGGTCGAGCAGCGCCATCTGGTCTGGATGCGGGCCAAGCGCTATGGATGGCGAGAGATCGGCATTCGCTTTGCCTGTTGTACCAAGACGGCGCAACGACATTGGCAGAAGGCACTGCAGACCCTGGCGGATCATCTTAACGGTCATGCCAAGGCGCAAGGGAGTTGATAGAAATTTCGGAAGCCTTCTAACCGGAAAGGGGAGGTTCGGGAGAACGACAAAAGAGGGGGTCTGAGGGGGTGTCTCATTTCGAAGCGAAATGCCCTACAGTGACGGCTATGGTTGCGAAAGCTGCGTGACCGAGAGGGAGGGCCCAGGCGAAAGGGGTCCTTCCTGGCGATATTCCAATGCGGGGGGCGCGAGCGCGGCGCTTTTTTAGCGTCAGGGTGCGAACCAAGGTTCGCACGGTTCGCAGTTCGCACCCTGCCAGTTCGCACTAACCCCAAAACCCGCCCACGGTTGTCGTCGGCGGGTTTTCTATTTTCAGGACACCCTCTTTGAATACGCTCAACGTCGAGTACCGCAAGGTCGAGGCGCTGATTCCCTACGCCCGCAATCCGCGCACACATTCCGATGCGCAGATCACCAAGATCGCCGCCAGCATCGTCGAATATGGCTGGACGAACCCGGTCCTGGTTGATGGCGACAACGGCATCATCGCGGGCCATGGTCGTTTGGCTGCTGCACGCAAGCTGGGGCTGGATCAGGTGCCAGTGATCGAACTGGCCCATCTCACCACCGCGCAAAAGCGCGCCTTGGTCATCGCCGACAACCGGCTGGCGCTTGACGCTGGCTGGGATGAGGAGATGTTGGCGCTCGAACTGGCGGAGCTTTCCGAAGCGGGTTTCGAACTGGCGCTGACCGGCTTCGAGAACATCGAGATCGATGTGCTGCTGGCAGATGCCCAGTCGACTGAAGGTGAACCGGCGGCGCAGGATGGTGTAGATGCCGATGAACCCGATACGACCGATGACGTACCTGACACGCCAGTGGTGGCGGTGTCGCGCGAGGGAGATGTCTGGGCCATCGGCTCGCACCGGTTGATCTGTGGCGACGCCACCGACCCAGCCGTGGTCGCCACGCTGATGCAGGGTGACACCGCGCAGCTTTGCTTCACCTCGCCGCCTTATGGCAACCAGCGCGACTACACCTCCGGCGGCATTGCCGATTGGGATGTCCTGATGCGCGGTGTGTTCGCACATCTGCCGATGGCGGGCGACGGACAGGTGCTGGTCAATCTTGGGCTGATCCACCGCGACAACGAAGTCATCCCCTATTGGGACGGCTGGCTGTCCTGGATGCGTCAGCTAGGGTGGCGGCGCTTCGCGTGGTACGTCTGGGATCAGGGGCCAGGCATGCCCGGCGACTGGCAGGGCCGATTGGCTCCCAGCTTCGAGTTTGTTTTCCACTTCAATCGCAGCACCCGCAAACCCAACAAGATCGTGCCTTGCAAGCACGCAGGCCAGGAATCGCACCTGCGCGCTGACGGGTCGTCCACGGCGATGCGCGGTAAGGATGGCGAGGTCGGCGGCTGGACGCACAAGGGTCAACCGACGCAGGACACCCGAATCCCCGACTCAGTGATTCGCGTGATGCGCCACAAGGGCAAG